AGTTCCTGAAATACCACTCATAGCATCCGCATAAGCAACCATTTCAAAATACCATTTTCCACTTGAAACACCAACAGTTCCAAACATAGAACCAGCAGGATTGTAACCACTCATTCCTAAATTACCATTGATTGCAGTTGTTGTTGATACTGGTATTAAAGGATTTAATGTGCAGAAGTTAGCCGTATCTTCATCGGTTAGTGTAGGGACATCTGTCATGATGTCATAGGTAGTTAATGCACTATTAGACGTATTAAAGTTATTCTCTGTCCAGTTATTACCATTACCAGAGTTATCTGTGCCACGACCTTTTAAGTAGAAACCATTAGTACCATATGTGCCTGTGTATTTTTTAGGTTGCCATACACCTGTGTCTTCATTGTATTCGCCAAAGTCTGATGGTGTTAATGCTTGTCCGTCTACGAAGTTGACTTCTGTTAGGTAGCCGTCAAAGTATTTATTTACTGTTCCACTTGCGTACCTTCTAGCACCAATAACATGGGTATTTGTTGAATTAACAAAAGTATTATAATTTAAACTTGGGTACGTTGCCGAAGAAAATGATGTTATTTGCTCACCATTAACATAAAGTTTTACTCTATTAGTTGATGTTGCTTGTGTAGTATCTATTGCTACTACTATATGATACCAAGCAGAAGGGTCACGAAATAAACCTGTAGTAGTTAATGAAATAGTAGCTGATGTTACTTCTTCATATATAAATATAGCATTACTTGAAAATGTAATTTCTGTTCTATTATTAGGAGTAACTCCGTCAACACCAAATAAACAATAATAAGAAGAAGCTGCTACATTACCCCTTTTAACCCATGCGCTCCATGTCCATGTTTGACGATTACTAGCAGTAGCAGGAGTCCTACTTAAATAAGCAGAAGCAGACTCACGAAAGCGTAAACTATCGGTAAGGTTGTATCCGCCTAGTTGTGGGATAGCATTACTGTTTTGAAGTAGGCTCATTTAGTTCCTTAACTGTAACTTGCACTAACAGTTACATAAGCATTAGTACCATTATCAAAGTAAGATACAAGATAAACACCTGCTGTACTGATTGTAGCTAAATCAGTTGCAGTAATCTTAGTAGTTGCTGCTGCAGTAATAGCAACACCAGCACTATTGTCTAGCAAGATGTAACCTGATTGTCCAGCCGTATGATTAGTAAATGTTAAAGCAGCACCAGATGTAGGTGTGCATGAGAAGTTGTTTGTAACATTCTGGTCAAATGATAAATCATTATCCGTTGTGACTGTACCTCTAAATGGAGCAGTTAATGTATCTGCTGTATCTGCTTTAAGTGTATCAGCATCATAACCTTGTACTGTAACACCAATGTCAGCATCAACAACAATCGTTGCATCGTATGCTTGTACTGTTGAACCAATATCAGAATCAACCACTACATTAGAACCACCGTTTTGAAGTGTGCCAGTAAAGTTAGCAGTTACATCATCATACTTAGCTGTGTCTGCATCATATGCTTGGACTGTAGAGCCAATGTCTGTATCTACAACAACATTGCTTCCACCATTTTGTAATGTACCTGTAAAGTTTGCTGTAGTGTCATCATACTTGGCAGTATCTGCATCATATGCTTGAACACTAACACCAATGTCGGCAGTATTAACGCTTCGTTCAGCAGGATAAGTACAAAAGACATCACTTGTGCCAGACAAAGTAATAGCACTACCAGCATTACTACTTTCTAAAATAGTATCACGAGATAAAGTCGTACCACTTGCGGTGTAAGTTCCAACACCTACTTCCCAGTTATTGCCTGATACAATAGTGTAGTAAGTTGTATTACCATCACCAATTACAGAAAATGACTGATAGCCAGTAGATGCACCAGCAAGAGTAACTGTACCTGTGCCAGTCGTTGTGGTAGTTTCTTTAACTCTATCTTTTACGACAAGAGCCATTGTAATTTCCTTATGCTAAAGTTACTGTTAAGTTACCTGTTAATATTTTGAAAATATCACCAGATGTAATTGTTTTAGATGTGTCTAATGCTGTGTGGTATAAAAGGTTACTTGAACCAACAGTTGCACTATCCCAAATACCAATATGCGTAATTGTTCCCCAATCAGCAGTTGCAGTAGGGAATGTAATATCTGCATCTGTTGACACAGAACCACCAGTACCTGCAGCAGTTGCAAAAGAAGCAGATTGTCTTGCGTAAGAACCACCTGACACTTCTGTACCTGTACCAGCATCTGTTGGGTCTGCTGTGTGTAGTGATACATATGGAGTTGATATTGCTGTAAAAGCACTACCGTTCAATGTTAAATTTAACATTGCATTTTCTAAATGATTTGACATTTCAGCCATAATGTTTTCCTTATCTTGTTGTAACGTTTAATGAAGCACCTGAGAAGGTAGCACCCTTATCATTTGCTTTAATGTTTGCTAATGCTCTGTCATACAAACTTCCCCATACAGCGACTCTTTCATCATTCATCAAGTAGGGTTCAGCTTCTGCTAGAGTTGCATACAGTAAAGCATCTGGAAAATATGCTAAATAGATATTAGAGGCAGTTGTTGTGTCTATAAAGTCTGGTTTAGCATAATAGAGCATCTGCACAGTTCGTGAACTATCAGGAGTTGGTGCGAACTGAAACTCGGATGCTAATAAAGTAAAATACTTCGGAATACCTGAAGTATGTGTTAATTGGTTTCTAAAAAACTTGTCTGGTGTTTGAAATTCTAATTGATAAACAGGATTTCCTTGTATATGCAAATCTCTTAACTGCAAGAAGTCAGTAGGAAACGCAATCGTAGCATCACCAGATGTTGTCGATGCAGTTGCCACTTTTAGCATTTCTTGCACTCGTAGATCACGAGATAATCGTTCTTGTGCGAGTTCTATAAAGTCAGGTATAACAGAATCTAAGTCTGTTCTGGCTAAATAGTTCTTCACCACAGTCACAAATGCTGTGTAATTAGTGAAAGCCATTTATTATCCTTTTTTAACGAATACCATGTAACCATTGGGCATGGTTACTTGTCTTATAATTTCAAATCTTTCTTTGATTTTGGGTTGCCACCAGTCAAATGGTTGCTGTATTAGATGTGCATTTCTGCCATCTGGAAGTGTTTTTACTGCTGCACCAGTATGTATTGTAAAAAAACCATACTTGTCTGTTACTCTTTTTAAATCATCAAGCACATTGTCTAATAACTCAGGCTCAATATGTTCTAAAACATCTATACAGGTCACAAACTCACATGGTTCAGGCTCATCTGCATATAATGGATTGCTAGGTTCATATGCTTTGTAATTTACTTCGGTTTTTAATGCCTCTTTTAACCGAAGTTTACCTGCACCATAGTCGAGTAAATCGTTTATTTTAAATTGAGTAATAATATCGTCAACAATAGATGCAAATTGTAATGATGCGACTCCGTAATTAGGGTTCTCATGCAATTCACGTTGCATTTCTCTGTATTCGTCAGATATTAAGTTGCTCAATGACTTGTTTCCATGTTTTATTGTCTTGATAGACTAATCTCATATGTCGATACCAAGGCATACCAGGTTGTGCGTATCGCCATTGATGCCATTTAGGTACTAAACAGATAGTTTTAACACCTAATGCACTTGCACAATGCTGTGCTGTTGTATTGACACCAATTACCATATCAAGTTCAGCAATTAATGCTGCTGTATCATCATAATCGTCAGACTGTGTAGCAAATGGAAAGTATTCAACACCTTCTAATCGTTTATCTGGTCTGTAATCTAGTGATACAAACTTGTAATCTTGTTTTAATAGTGGCTCTAAATCTTCTTGGGTTATCTCTCTGCCTTTATCATTAGTTCTACGACCACCACCATGCGTAGTTAAACCAATAACTGTTTTACCCCATGAATCAAACAATGCTCTCCACATGATTCTACGTTGTGGATCAGCTTCTAAATAAGGTTTCCTAGGAAATGTCTTACTGTCTAACCTAAAGAACTCTGGCAATCCACCAATGGCACATCTATGGTCAAACTGTTTATCAGCAATCCACTCTGGATGTTCTTCTTTTCTTGTCCCATAAACTTCT